CATCAGCATGGACTTGAGCAGCGGCCAGAGCTGCAGTGTGATGATTTTGTGGGCCTGCACCGGCTCCCACAGCGTGAATCGTTGGCGTTCGGTCATGTCAGGCACTCCCGGACTGCGATCCAGCACTCGTCGATGCTGAGGGGGGTTTCGTCAATGCCTGGGCGACGGATGCCAAGATGCGCTCCCGGCCAGGGTTCTGTGGGTATCTGGCAATCGCTGCCAGCATCCCTGCTGCTGCTTGTTTGTTCGGCCTGGTGCTGATCACCAGCCGGGTGCAGCACGACAGGCACCCAAAGTGATACTGGCCGGACAGCGGGTTGGTGGCGTGGGCTTGGCAGGCTGTGCATGTCATTCGCCTTCCTGGATTCTGAGCGCCTTCTTTGCGCACTCCAGGCTGCCGATGTTCACTCGGTCGCCTGCGGCCTGCCTGGCCAGCAGCTTGCGTGCCCAGTCTTTGCCGTCATTCATGGCCACAAACTCCACCGGGCCGATGGGCTTGGCTTCTGGCGGTGGAAGTCTTCGAGGCTGTTCGTCGCTGAAAGTCTTGCGCGGCATCACGGCCTTGCAGATCGCCTCGAACTGCGGCAGGTTTGGCGGGAAGGCAGGGCACTCGTCTGCCAGGCGCTTGGCTGCCGTCTCGATGGTGTCCGGTGAATACTTGGCCAAGCCTGCCTCCCAAACCAGCATGGCGGCACGAATGCCCTTGTCCTTGCCGTTGGCGTCACGCTCGCCGGTGGAAAACTTGGTGGTGAACAGGCTGCCGTATGACCCGTGCAAGACAATGAACAGCTTTCGGATGGTCGGGTTGTCACCACGGGGTGCGGGTTGCTGGCCAGCGTTCTGGATGGCCTGGCTTGCCATTTCAGCGAGGTTATTCATTGTCGAACACCCCATCAAAAATGGCGCGGGAGGCTGCAGCGTGTTTGTGCTCGTTTCGCCCTTGCGCACTGCGCGTGGCGGTCTGCCTGCGCACCCAGTTTCTCCAGGTGGCTGGCCAGTCAGTTTTGACGCCCTTCTGCCCAGGCTGTGCAATCCAGTAGTCCAGGAATTCAGCAAATACCGTCTGTGGGTCAAGGTCTGCGCGTTTTTGCTTGCAAAACCCAATCCACTCGTCTGGCAATTCAAAACCTGTTGGCAGGCGCGTGCCGCGCTGCGTCTTTGTTTTCTTGTGTTCTGGGTCTTGTGTTATGTGTCTTGTGTCTTGTGTAGCATTGCTTTCGCTATGCGTTCGCATTGCGTCTGCATCTTTTTGCTTGCTCCACCTGGCCTTGGCGCTCTCACTGGCCTTGGTTGACTTATCGCCAGCCCTGGCAATTTCCTGATCTGCTCGGTGGTTTGTCCATCCGTTCTCATTGCGAATGAAGAACTCCTGCAAAACGACCGCAATGCAGTCGGTATGCGTTCGCATCCTTATCAGGCGTGCGATCTCGCTGGTTTCCAAAGGCAAAGGGGTTTCGTGAAGGTAGTACCAATCCAGCATGCGCCGGTAGGCCAGATCTTCAAGGTCTGAGAGGTGTTCGGTGTGGCTTTTGTAGTCGCCAATATTGAACTGGTAATAGTGCATTTTTAACCTTACTTCGTCGGTTCACTTCACAAAAGAAACAGCGGCAGGACGGTGAAGAATCGTCTTTTCAGGAGCTACCCTAGCCGTGTTCAACATTCACTTTACCTTAGACCGCAGGCTCATTCAAGCTCTTGCGGTACATAGCACCAAACCTTTTATCAAGGGCTGGACGCCACCGGAAGGCCACGCCATTGATCAGCCAGGCTTGGACAGCCGGGCCACTTGGGGCACCGATGGCCTTGGCCACTGCCTTGTAGGAGCCAAGGCTCTTTCGGGCAAAGGCCAAGACCTGTGCATAGTATTGGTCGTCTTTGTTCATGTCCGTGACTGTAGCACACATCCAACAAAAAAATAAAAGATTTTTTATCGTGGTTGTATAAATTTATCTTTTACTGTGCTATGATTCGTTTCACCAACAACCACCCACGAAAGGTAAACACGATGGAAATCAAGCAGATAGCAGCAGCCCTGGTGAAAGCCCAGCGCGAGTTCGGGCCAGCCCTGAAGTCCAGCAGCAACCCTCACTTCAAAAGCCGGTATGCAGACCTTGCGGCCTGCGTCGAGGCGGTGATGGACGGCCTCAACAACAACGGCATTGCCCTGGTGCAACAAACCCACGAGTGCGAGGCCGGGGTGATTGTGGAAACGGTCTTTGTGCACGAGTCCGGCGAGACCTACAGCGCAGGCAAGCTGCACGTGCCGGCGGTCAAGCACGACGCCCAGGGCTACGGCAGCGCCCTGACCTATGCACGCCGCTACAGCCTGATGGCAGCCTGCGGCATTGCGCCAGAGGACGACGACGGCAATGCAGCCAGCAAGCGCACGCCTGCGGTGCTGGACGGTTACGCCGATTTTGAGAAAGCCACCCTGCCAGCCATGCGCGAGGCAGCCATGCAAGGCGAGAAGGCTTTGTCCGATGCGTTCATGGCCCTGCCCAAATCAGCCCACAAGGCAGCCTTCTGGCAAGCCCAAGGCCCTGCCCTCAAGAAGGCAGCCAAGACAGCCGACACACAGGGAGCTGCAGAATGATCGAGCAAGGCACACCTGAATGGTTCGCCCAGCGCTTGGGCAAGGTCACCGCAAGCCGTGTGGCCGACATCATGGCCAAGACAAAGACAGGAGTTGCAGCCAGCCGGGGCAACTACCTGGCGCAGCTGGTGGCCGAGCGCCTGACTGGCCAAAGCGCCGACACCTTCAAAAGCGGAGCCATGCAGCACGGCACTGAAACAGAGCCACAAGCTCGGATGGTGTACGAGGCCGAGACTGGCCAGATCGTTGGCGAGGTGGCCATGATCACCCACCCAACCATCGAAATGTCGGGAGCCTCTCCGGACGGCTTGGTTGGCGAGGATGGCCTGGTCGAGATCAAGTGCCCCAACACCAGCACGCACATCGCCACGCTGTTGGCCGACAAAGCGCCCAGCGGGTACATGGCCCAGATGCAGTGGCAAATGGCCTGCACGGGCCGCGCCTGGTGCGACTTCGTGAGCTTTGACCCAAGGATGCCAGACGACATGCAGCTGTTCATCAAGCGGGTTCCACGCGACGAAGCCCTCATTGCCGAGTACGAAGCCGAGGTGATCAAGTTCCTGGCCGAGGTGCAGGAAACGGTCGACAAGCTGGTCGCCCTGCGGAGGTCAGCATGAACGGGCGCGACTTGCGCGACGCTGGCTTGGCGCTGGTTGCTCGGGGCCGCGAGGACTGGCTGGCTTATGCCAGGTCAGTTGCGGTCGAGATTGCCGAGGCCACTGGCCAGGTCACCATCAACGAGGTCAGGGAGCGTGTGGAGCTGCCTGCCGACTACCACCCCAACACATGGGGTGCGGTTTTTAAGGGTGACGCCTTTGAGCCGATTGGATACTGTCAAGCAACCCACCCATCAGCCCACGCTCGGGTCGTTCGGGTTTACAAACTGAAGGAGCAAGCATGAAAGCAAACGGACTGGCACGCATTGGCAAAGACGCCGAGGTGCGATACACACCAGGCGGGGCAGCGGTGGCCAACGTCTCGCTGGCGTTCACCTATGGCAAAAAAGGCGACGACGGAAAGCGCCCGACGCAGTGGGTTGACGCCTCGCTGTGGGGCCAACGCGCAGAGTCGCTGGCGCCATACATCAAGAAGGGTGGCCAGATCGTGGCATACCTTGAGGATGTGAGCATCCAGACCTTCACCAAAGGCGACGGCACGCAGGCCACCAAGATGGTGGCACGCCTGGTTGATCTTGAGTTTGTGTCCGGTGGCGAGCAGGCAAGCAGCCAGCCAAAACCTCAGCCAAGACCACAGGCAGCACCACAGTCGCAAGGCTCAGGCTTTGACGACATGGACGACGATATCCCCTTTTGAAAACTGGAGAAACTATGAGCACACGCATTTACCTGGTCACCGACGTGGAGACCAACAAGCACCGCCTGATTCGCGCAGGCAACCAGGCCCAGGCCATCCGGCACGCAGCGCAGACGCGCTTCGACATCGAGGTGGCTGGCCAGGATGATCTGGTGAGCCTGCTGACCAGTGGCATTCCGGTCGAGCTGGCCGGCGGGCCTGCGACAGCAGACATGTTCGAGGAGGCCGCAGCATGATCGAAGGACTCAACTACGCCGGAGCCATTCAAGGTGGGATTTCTCAACAAGAAGCGTTCCGTCAAAAAATGGAATACGAAACCCAAATGAAGCAGCATCTTGGGGCAG